ACTTTATCTCCCTTGTTTAGACCATATTCCCAAACATCAGGATTAATCACCCAAAAAATATCTTTATCCCAATGAAAAATTAATTCACCATTCACATATAAATCAGCTTCGCTAGACCCTAAAGCGTTTGGATGTAAGTCACCCGTGACAGTTAATTTATATTTTTTATCTAAATCACAACAATCTGAGGTTATCGTCATGTTACTTGTATTACCGGTAACTAAAGTTTTTACATCATTAACATAATAGTAAAATTCATAATCAGCCAATTTAGGCATACATACATTCCAATAAGTTAAACCTGAAGTTGAATATTGTTTTGTTTCGGAGTCTAATTGACAATTAATTCTATCTACATAAACACTATTATCATCATTTATCGTATTTCCCGTTGCGGAATTTAAATCATTTTGATTAATAAAGACGTTCCAATAATAACAGTTTTTTTCACAACCTGTAAAACCCACAACATCCTCATAACAATCTTCATTACATTCAACAATATTAAAGTTTGGTTTTATTTCCGTTAAATAATGATGTCTGACGTTAACAAAATCTAATGGTTGTTCATAAAATTGTATTTGTTTAAAATTAAAACAAGACGTACCCATATTGTGTACACCACCGGCGTATTGAGTACCTGAACCCCATGATTGTATAAAAGGTTGTTCACCCCTATCAGATGGAATTATTTCCTCCCAATCTTTTAATTTATATATTGGTCTACCGTTTAAATAAATTTTTAAAATACCAAGTCGTCTTTCTCTTTCAAACGCCCATTTTTTATTTAGTTCTTCAACTTCGGTATAAATTGTAGTTTGGGTTGATGTTACCGAACTACCAGATTCTGGTACATATGGAATAACCTTTACTCCTGGAATTAAATCATTCCAACCCCCATCATTTTCAAGATTACAATCAGTATATCTACTGTATCTATCAAATGTTATTGTAATATTAAAATCATTACTTGTTCCATTATTACATAATGGTAATGTTTGTCCTGACGAAATATAAAATGATTCTGTATACCCCGAAGAACTATCACAGATACCCGAATAACGAATTGATGTCCATTTAAGTCGACCGTCATCTGTAAATGAGAAAGATAGGTTATTATCTGCGTAATCTACTATATCAGATTCATTTCTAACCCCAAGATAGTATATGACATTACCGTCAGACCATGGAAGAGAATCTTTATTTAAAACAAAATCAATTGTCCATCCTTTTTCTGTCCTTCTTTTAACTGAATAATCACAATTATTAACACCAGCACCATGGTTAATTTGATACGCCCACGGTTTTGCTGATGGAATTGGGTCTCTTGGACAACAAATGGTTGTTGTTATTCCTGTTCCTGAAAATTGTAAAGTGCAATCAACAGTAGAACCTGTTGTAAATCCTGTAACATTTAAAGAAAATGGATTTGATAGTGAATTATTATACCCATTTTCAATAAAATAATGAGTTTCTCCACTACTATTAATAAATTCATAAACATCATTTTTTAAAATAATATCAGAATTGTTTAATTGGTTGGTAAACGCACTATATGATAATGTCCAAGTATAAGCCGAATATGGATATGATGGGTCATTAACCGTATTGTCAAATTCATTTAAAGATATTGTATTTCTAACACAATCCGCATTTGTTAATCCCGTGGTGTTTACACTTAACCCCGAATAATTAATTGGGGTGTTAAAATCTAACACATCAGAATTATAATCCGATTCTGTTTTAGATATCTCATAATCATGATATTCTGAAGAGTCAATCTTCAAATCCATGCGTGTACCCCAAAATTTCAATATATTTTGACTATTCATATTCTATAATAAATATCTTTCGTTTCTTTTGATATTTATATAATAAACTTGTTATAATGGATAAATACATAAAAAACATAATTGAAGAGACTTTTAAGTCTAAAAAACAACAAAGATTATTTTTTGCCAAGGCGAATGATAAGTCTTTATCCAAAAAAGAAAGATTAAAGTGGGAAAATATGGCTAAGGAATTTTCTGACGATACCAATTATAAAAAATTACCAGATGAGGTTGAAAAAGAAGTTGATGAAATTGTGGATGGAAAGGGTAACTTTGGTATGAGTAAAGTACCAAATACAAAAGAATCGGGAAGTGCAAGTAAAAAAACAACAGACCAATCTGTAAGTATGGGACGAGGAATGATGGGTAGTACCGTAGCTCGTAGTGCTTTCACATCATTAAGATATTGGATGGAAGCGGATATGAGTAAAACTCTTGGATATGAAAAAACATTAGGAAAAGATGTTGATAAGGACGATGCTGAAGATTATTTTAAAGACGAATTGGGTATTAAAGAACCTGAAGCCGATGAAAGATTGGCTCAAATGGGATATGATAAAAATTTAAAAGGAGATAAAGTTAGATTAATTGAAAATCCAAAAGAATATATTAGAGATTATGTAGAAAGTGTAATTTCTAAAAAATCAAAATCCTCTGATTTAGTTAACAAAGAATTTGATGAGGATATTGAAAAAGATATTGAACCTATTATTAAAAAACAAATTTTAGCGTTAAAAAATACATTAACTAAAAATAACGTATCTGTAAAAGATGTAATTAAACTTTTGAATAAAGAAGATAATGAATAAAGATTTAAAAGGTAGAGTTTTTAATGTTCCACAGGACATATTGGATAAAATAAATCATACTATTGTTGGTTTAAATGGTCAAAATGTGCGTGGAATACAAAGAGCAAAAAAAATTTTACAAGATAAATCAGTAAAATATGGTCAATTGAAAAGAATTATCCACGACATTCAAAACATAGATAAAATAAAAGATAGATTGAAATATGATTTATGTGGTGGTGATTTGATGGAAAGATGGGCTAATCAACATTTACAAGGTGAAAGAGATTTAATTAGTAATCGTAAAGATTCTAAGAAAAACGCGGATGAGATGTCAAGTATGACAGGTGAGAGAAAAAACAGTCACCTAAAAAAACATACAAAAAAATTCAGTTTTAAAATACCGACTAATCTTATTAAAAGTAATTCACATAAAAGCTCAATTTCTCCAATCACATCACTTGGTTTATTTGAAGAGGTTGATAAAATAAAAAAATTAATTAAATACTAAGATGCCGACGGAATTAGAAATTATAGCAATTCAACAAAGAGCTTTATTGTTGGCGGCGAATGGATACAACCTCCCAAATAGTTACAACTCAACAAGTTTAAATGCGTTATCTGATGGTGACAATAAGGGTAAAGGTGAATTAAACGGTAATGTCGGTACTAGAACTGACATTAACGAAAGAAACGTTTTACTATCTAAAAATAATTACAATTCATCAAACAACTATAGTTCAGTTAATTTAGATTCTTTATCTGATGGTGATGATAAGGGTAAAGGTGAATTAAACGGTAATATTGGTTCTAAAACAGACATTAACGAAAGAAATACTCTACTTTCCAAGAATAATTACGGACCAACAAACGGTTATGGGATATCAAATAAAAATGCTTTATCTGACGGAGACGAGAAAGGTAGGGGTGAGAACTCAAATGGACAAATTGGAACCAGAACAGATATTAACGAAAGAAATGTTTTACTATCTAAAAATAATTACAATTCATCAAATGGATATGGGTTAACAAATCAAAACGCTATATCTGATGGTGATGAAAGAGGTAAGGGAGAATTAAATGGTAATGTTGGTTCAAAAACAGATATTAATGAAAGAACAAAATTATTAGCTAAAAACGATTACAATTACGCCAACAACTATAATTCAACTAATCAAAATGCAATATCTGACGGAGACGAAAGAGGTAAAGGTGAGTTAAATGGTAGTATTGGTTCAAAAACAGATATTAATGAAAGAAATGCTCTTTTATCAAAAAATAATTACGGACCAACAAATGGTTATGGATTAACTAATCCTAATGCCATATCCGATGGTGATGAAAAAGGTAGAGGAGAAAACAATAGTGGTCAGATTGGTACTAGAACCGATATTAATGAAAGGATAAAATTATTATCAATTAATGGTTATAACTATACCAATAATTACGGTCTATTAAATAAAGACGCTTTATCTGACGGAGACGAAAAAGGTAGAGGGGAAAATCCAAGTGGACAAATTGGTACGAGAACGGACATTAATGAAAGAAATACTCTTTTAGCTAAAAACGATTATAACTATACCAACAACTACGGATTAACCAATAGGGACGCAATATCCGATGGTGATGAGAAAGGTAGAGGAGAAAATACCAGCGGACAAATCGGAACCAAAACTGATATTAATGAAAGAAATACTCTTTTAGCAAAAAACGGTTACAATTATACCAATAACTATAGTTCAGTTAATCAGAATGCCATATCCGATGGTGATGAAAAAGGTAGAGGAGAAAATAATAGTGGTCAAATTGGAACTAAAACAGATATTAACGAAAGGAATACATTACTAGCAATTAATGGTTATAATTACACCAATAACTATAGTTCAGTTAATAAAAATGCAATATCCGATGGTGATGAAAAAGGTAGAGGAGAAAATACAAGCGGTGATATTGGAACAAAGACTGATATTTTTGGTAACGCACTTGGTCCGGGCAGGTTAGGTTTAAAAGCTATTAATATCTATTCTGATAATTTCGAATACAATGTTAATAACCCAAATGCTTTATCTGACGGAGATGAAAAAGGTAGAGGAGAAAATATTACCGGTGATATTGGAACAAAGACTGATATTTTTGGTAACGCACTTGGTCCTGGTAGATTAGGTTTAAAGGCGATGAATATCTACTCTGATTTTTTTCAATACAATGTCAATAATCCAAATGCGGTATCTGACGGAGATGAAAAAGGTAGGGGAGAAAATAGTAGTGGACAAATCGGTACAAGAACGGATATTTTTGGTAACGCAATTGGTCCCGGCAGGTTGGGTTTAAAAGCTATTAATATCTATTCTGATAGTTTTGAATATAATGTCAATAATCCAAATGCGGTATCCGATGGTGATGAAAAAGGTAGAGGTGAAAATACCAGCGGACAAATCGGAACCAAAACTGATATTTTTGGTAATGCAATTGGTCCCGGTAGATTGGGTTTAAAGGCTATTAACATTTATTCTGATAGTTTTCAGTATAATACAACTAACCCAAATGCGATATCAGACGGTGACGAGAAAGGTAGAGGAGAAAATAATAGTGGTCAGATTGGTACTAGAACCGATATTTTTGGTAACGCAATAGGACCAGGAAGAATCGACCAATTAGCAAAAAATAAATACTCAACAATTAAAGCATATCCCGATTTTTAATGATAAATTTAAATAACATATTATCCCAAATTTTATTAGAGGCACCAAATGGTTCTATAAATAAAAGATTAAAGGATGCAATTATAAACCGAAATCCCGTTTCCTTCTATTATAACGGACCAAAAGGTGAGGTTTTACCGGGAAGAAGAATTAGAGCCGAATTGGTTGTAATGGGGTTAACAAAAAAAGGTAATTTAGTTGTTAGGGGATGGGTACAACCACCGTCAACATCTAAAAAAGGTTTTGATAGTAATAAATTAGGAACCGCCGAATATGGTTGGAGAATGTTTATTATATCAAGAATGTCAGGTATTAACATTTATGAAGACGAAACATTCGACCAAAAAAGACCGGGTTATAATGAAAACGGAGATAAAAGTTTAACTAGTATTGAGGTAAAAAGTAATTGGGGAACGTTACCAACACCTAAAAAAGAAATACCAAAACCGACCGTCACACCTACAAAAGAACCCGAAAAACCTAAAACAGAATTACCGCAACCTAAACCAAAAGAAAAACCTTCACCTTTACCTCAACCGGAAGTTAAAAGGGACGTTGAGGTTTACAATGATTTAAAAAACAAAATAACTAACATAAACAACAATAAAGAAATATCACCTGAAAATGTTAAATTAGGTATTGATACACTTTATAAGAAAAAATTAGATGATTGGGTTAAATCACAGTCTGAAGTTGGTGGTAATATAAAACCGGGAGAAGGAACTAGAAGAAAATTGGAAAAAGACTCAGAGACCGAACTGTTTAGATTGTTAAGGAATGACAATGTAAAAGTTGGTAATACTGAACCACAACCAAAAACCGACATTGAAAATAACGAAACCCCATTACAGGAATCGATAAAAAGGATGAAGACTTTAATTTTCTTTTAAAAATACTTATTATATATAAAAAATATCATGGAAACAGGACAAGGAGTAATATCACAAAATGACTTAATGATGAAATTGGTACAGGCCAAGAAAGTCATGAATAAAGTAGAAACGGGTAGTTTCGAAAGAGGAAATGTGGATGAATCAGTATTAAGAGCTGACCCAGAAGAATTATCTGCACAATATAATCAACAACCTCAATCTAGGTCATCACAACCTCAACAAACTAATGTTAGTAGAATAATGGAGTCTAAATTACCTGACGCAATTAAAAAGGCAATGATTGATAACCCAATTCCACAAATTAGTTTAACGGATTCGTTAGATATAAATTTTGTTGAAAAAACAAAAAGACTAATGGAGAGTGAGGGTGTTTCAACAAAAAAATCAACAAACAAACAACAAAGTAGTTCACCGTCATACAATAGTAGTGATTTGGTTCCAATTATTGAGAATATTGTAAGAAAAACGGTAACTGAAATTCTTGACGCTAAGTTAAATCAGATACTTACGGCACAACAAACACTATCAATTAATGAAAATTTAGTACTAAAAGTAGGGGATTCTATATTCAAAGGTAAAATTACTGGAGTAAATAAATCCAAGTAAAGTTTGATTTCTCATTTTTTTTTCTTATTATTTAGACATACAAATATAATTTGATGTCAAAAATTAGAATATTAGCAATTCCTCCCGATACCTATGGTGTTGGAAAGTACAGAATCTTAGACCCGTTTAAATACATCGGGGATAATTACTCGGATGAATTCCATGTAGATATAATTACAAATGTCGAACAAAACGATGAGTTCTTTAAAAACTACGATATTGTAGTTTTCCACAGTTTTATTCACCAATCCAGTCACGAAGATAATATCGAAAGAATTAAAAAACTAAAATCTCAAGGGATTAAAGTCATCATGGATATTGATGATTATTGGGCTGCAGACCAAAGACATCCATTGTATCAACAAATCAAGGATAATGAATTACCTCGTAAAAAGGTTGAGTTAATGAGGTCTTCCGATTATGTTACGTGTACCACAGAACATTTTGCCAACACAATTAAAACAAAAGCGGGTATTAAAAACGTTCTTGTTTTTCCAAACGCAGTAAATCCTAATGAATCTCAATTCCAACCAAAACCAACTAAGTCGGACAAAATAAGATTTGGATGGTTAGGTGGTTCAACCCATTTACACGATATTGAATTACTAAAAAGTGGTATTTCAGTAATGAACTCAAATTATGACAATGTACAATTTGTATTGTGTGGATTTGATTTAAGAGGTAATGTTACTGAAATTAATCAGGAAACCAAAGAAAGAAGGGTTAGACCGATTAAACCAATGGAAACTGTTTGGTACAAATACGAACAAATATTCACCGACAATTATAAATCGGTAGATGATTTATATAGATTAAATTTACATAACTTTACAGAATCGAGTTTTGATGCATCCAATAAAAAATATGTGAGAGTATGGACACAACCTGTTGGAAAATACGCATCGAATTATAATTTATTTGACGTATCTTTGGCACCGTTACATCCAAGTGAGTTCAATGGAAATAAATCACAATTAAAAATAATTGAAGCTGGTTTTCACAAAAAACCAATCATTGCAAGTGAAACATTACCATACACAATAGATTTAACTTCAGCATATAATGAAGGTAAGTTTAACGATAAGGGTAATGCACTATTGGTGTCACCAAATAAAAACCACAAACAATGGGCTCAACATATGAAAAGATTAGTTGACAATCCAAATATGATTGAAGACCTTGGTAATCGTTTATATGAAACAGTAAAAGACAAGTATTCATTAGTAACAGTATCAGAAAATAGAACACAATTTTTCAAATCAATAATTTAAAAAAAAAATCAAAATTTATGCATTATTTAGTAACAGTAGGTTATGAAACCGAACAATTAGACAGAAATGGTAATCCAAGATTACAAAAAGTTAAGTACATCGTTGAAGCTGAAACCGTAGAGGAAGCAACAATCATTACATCAAAATACCGAGCAGGTGATATGAGAGGTAGTGAAAGTTTATCAATCGTAAAGATGCCGATTGAATGTATTATTGACCCAAAAAACACACCGGACTACTATAAAACCAAATAACTATGATAACCGTAGAACAATTAGAATCTAATAAAAAAAAGTTCTTAGAAACAAATTCCAAGTATAAAATTTTTACAAAGGAACTTGAAAATTTCTTAGGTGACGATTTTTATACTGCACCAGCAACAACAACAATAGATATGTATGGTTGCTATCCGGGTGGTCTATTGAATACCTCATTAAAAGCGTGTAAGTACGCAATTAAAATTAATGAGTTGTTACCTGAAAATATGAGAGAAGAAGTACCAACAATTCTTAAATGTGTCTTTTTATCTCAAATTGGTAAGGTGTTTCTTTTTTGTCCGAATCAAAATGAATGGCAGAGAAAAACATTAGGAAAAATGTATGAGTTCTGCAATGATTTGGTGTCATTAAGGGTAGGTGAAAGGTCAGTACATTATGCAACTAAGAATGGTGTGGAACTTAATGAAGAAGAATTCCAAACCGTTTTAAATACTGATAAAGAATCTGATGATAAAATGGTAAAATACCATTCTTCAAATTTATCAAATGTAATAAAACTCGGATTTGAGTTAGCAATTTTAGAAGAAAAAAATGGACAAAAACGAAATTAAAGACTACATTGAAAAACTAAAAGAATTTGAAAAAGGACTTTCCGAATCGGATTCAGAAGAAGGGGTTGATTTAGGGATGTTTAGTGAATTAGATAACCTTTTATCAATATTAGGTGGTGAAGTGGAGAAAGAAGTTAATAAATTCAGCAATCAAATTGATGTAAGAATTAAAAAATTACATAGTGATGCAGTTACTCCGACTTATTCAAAAGACGGGGATGCTGGTATGGACTTAACAATCACTTCAGTAATATCCAACACAACATTTGATGTTACATATGGATTTGGTATTGCAATGGAAATCCCAATGGGTTATGTTGGGTTAGTGTTCCCTCGTTCATCTGTACGTAATATGGATTTAAATCTATCAAATTGCGTTGGTGTAATCGATAGTGGATATCGAGGTGAAATACAAGCAACATTCAAAAAAACACAAGGTTTAGATTCGATAAAATATAAAGTTGGTGAGAGAGGTGCTCAAATAATCATCATACCATATCCTAAAATAAAATTTGTTGAAGTTAATGAATTATCATCAACAGATAGAGGAGATGGGGGATTTGGTTCAACCGGAAAATAAAAAACTATAATAACTAAAAGGAAACCAACAATAAAACAAGAAAAAAAATAATGGAACAAAAATCATCGAGACCTAAAAATAAAAAAAATGTTGTAACTCCTTTAGTGGATAGAAAAACATCTAAAAAAGAAAGAATCAGAGAAATCATTAAACAACCTAAAGAAAAATTTCTTACAAAGAACCAAGAACAATATTGGAAAATATTAGGTGAAAATGAAATCACTCTTTGTTTCGGGCCAGCTGGTGTAGGTAAATCATATATCGCAATGAAGAAAGCGGTAGATTTATTGTGGGATGATACGAATAAATATGAAAAAATAATTATCGTTAGACCCGCAGTTGAAGCGGAGGAGAAATTAGGTTCATTACCCGGTGGTATTGAGGAGAAATTAGACCCATATATCTACCCTTCATATTATCTTTTAAATAAAATAATCGGTAAAGAGGCGAGAGAGAAGTTAAAAGAAGAAGAATTCATTGAAATTGCGGCATTAGCTTATATGAGAGGATGGAATGTTGATAATACAATTCTTGTGTTTGAAGAAGCTCAAAATACGACCCCGTCACAAATGAAATTGTTACTAACAAGAATCGGGTTTAATTCTAAATTTTTTATATCGGGGGATTTGGAACAATCTGATAAATTTAAAGATAAAACAAAAACAGGTCTTTATGATGCAAAAATGAAGCTTCAAGATTTACGTAATGTTGGGGTATTCGAATTTGATAATAAAGATATTGTAAGAAACCCAATCATTGGAGAAATTCTAAAGAGATACGATTAAGTCTTTACTTATAATATTTTTAATTTTATATTTCTATTATGGAAATATTCGTAAACATTGATGGTGTACTAAGAAATACACTACAAAAATTTGATTATCACTATAAGGATTATTTTTTAAATACTGAACCTGACGCTCTAGAAACTTTCGAGTATGGGATAGACGGAATCGCTAAGATTGAGGATATTATGGAAACATATAAATTCCAATCTATGGATGAATACCTTAAATTTTTATATTTTGATTTTCCAATAGAGATTTTTGGTCACGCCGGTTTAAGTTATAGTCAGGCTGTAACAGATTTTAATACTTTAGTTTTTGAAAACAAAGATATTAATTTCACTCTAATTGGTTTAAATGAAAAAGGTAAAGCTAAACCCTCAAGTCTTTTTTTCCTTTCTAGGAATGGTGTTATCTGTGATACCATAAAATTTTCATCGCCCGAAAATATTGATGAATTATGGTCAAAATGTGACCTATGGGTTACCGATGATAAAAGAGTTGTTGAGTCGTGTCCAAAAGATAAATCGGTCATTAAATTTAACACCTTTTACAATAAGCACTTTACAAATACTTTAGAAATAAATAAATTATCTGAAATAGAAAAAACATGGTTGAATTGTTCGGAAAAAGCTACTACATAGATGTAGATGGAATTACCAAAAAATGTCAGACAGGGGATACCCTTGAAAACGAAGACGGAACTAAAAGTTTAGAAATAAACATTTTTAAATATGAAATAATAAAAGTTTGTTTAGAAAGAGTTCTAAACGAATATGAAGAGGTTGATGAGGAATTAGGACCATTAGCGGAAGAAGGATTATCAATATCTTTTAAAATTGCATTCAATACACTAATAAAATATGAAATATTAATCGAAGATGATGAATAAAAACAACGAAAACATAGAAAAGCTAGAAACGGCATTAAGTAATTTAAATACGAACAAAAATGTAATTTACTTTTTGGTATACGATACTCGTAACAATGCTAGAGCATCTGTTAAACATATCTATGATATGGCATTAACATTAAAAGAATCAGGATTCCAAACCAAGTTATTGGTGGAAGATAAAACATATGGTGGTGTCTCAGGTTGGTTGGGTGACAAATACGACTCCTTAGAAGTTGTCACGATTAAAGACGATAGAGTTGAGATAAAAATTGAGGACGTTATTGTTGTACCTGAGTATTATTCAAATGTATTAGAAAACTTAGCTAACATTAGATGTGTAAAAGTAATGTTGGTACAACAAAAAGAATATATCTTTGAAACCTTACCAATTGGTAGTAGATGGTCGGATTTTGGTTTTGATAGAGTAATCACAACCACAGAAACATCTAAAAAATATGTCAATGAATTATTCAATGAAACATTGGTACATATTATCCCACCTATGATTGGTGAACAATTTTCACCATCCGAAAAATCACAAAAACCAATTGTTGCGATTTCATGTAAAGATAGGTCAATAAATAAAAAAATAATTTCTGAGTTTTATATTAGAAACCCACATTTAAGATGGATTACGTTTAGAGATATGGTTCAAATGTCATATGATGAGTTTGCAACAAATCTAAAAGAATGTATGGTATCTATTTGGATTGATGATGATTCAACATTTGGAACATTCCCATTGGAATCAATTAAATGTAATGTTCCCGTTATTGGTAAAATTCCAAAGAATGAACCAGATTGGTTAACTGAAAATGGAATGTGGACATATGACGAATCTAAAATAGTTGAAATACTTGGAACATATGTTTTAGCTTGGTTAGATGGTATTGAGTTAACCGATGAGGTTAAACAAAAAATGAAAGACACACTATTACCTTATGATAGTGAAATCACTAAAACAAACATAGTGAATATCTTTAATTCATTTAAAAATAAACGTATTGAAGCAATTCAAAAGGCTTTAGAAAAAGTTAAACAAGAAGAACAAATATAATGAAAAACATAACAGTAATATTACCAATCCATTTATGGGATGAAGATTATAAAATGATGTTCAAAAACGCAGTATCATCTGTTGAAGAATTTTATAATGACGTTAAATTAATAGTAGTTGCACCAAAACAAATTTCATCAGATATACAAATTGAAACTGATAAATTGGAGTATAAAATCATCCCTAACGAATCTTTAACTGACTTCTGTAGTCAAGTTAACTTAGGTATCGAAAATTGCGATACTGAATGGTTCTCAATATTAGAGGTTGACGATGAGTATAAGAAAGGATGGTTAAACTCAATAAACACACATAAAAATGAAAACCCAAATGTTGACGTTTTCTTACCAATTGTTAGAGACATCAATGTTGAGGGTAAGTTTTTAAGTTTTACAAACGAAGCTACATGGGCTTATGGGTTCACCGAGAAACAAGGATTATTAGATAATGAAGCACTTTTAGAATATCAAAATTTTCAAATTAGTGGTGGTTTATATAAAACATCAACAATTAAGGAATATGGCTCACTAAAAGAAAATATCAAATTAACATTTGGATATGAATTTTTACTTAGATTAACACATAATAATGTCACTATTATGACTGTACCTAAAATTGGGTATCAACATGTTAATTTCAGAGAAGACTCTTTGTTTTGGTCATATAAAAACTCAGAGAAAACCAAGATGTCACCTGATGAGGTTAAATTTTGGTTAGAAACAGCAAAAAAAGAATTTTTCTTCAAAAATAAAAGAGACATAAACTATGTAGAGAACTAAAACATGCCGCGTAAGAGAACCCAAAAAATTTATTTTGGGGAGGAACAAGAACAAGCGGTTGTACGATACTTAGAATCCGAATCCGAAACAGAAAAGAATAAGATATTCAATGAATATTTAAGAGAACCTCTCATAATAATGGTCGAAAGTATAATTCGACGTTACAAACTTTACAGGAAGGATTTTGATTTTAACGAAGTCCATACTGATACTATGTCATTTTTAATGACTAAAATTAGTAAGTTTGACCATACAAAAAATACTAAAGCATATTCATATTTTGGTACAATTTGTAAAAATTATCTAATGGGAGCAATCCAGAAGGATACTAAAGAAACAAATAGAAGTGTTTCGTATGATGATATTTCCTCAGACTTAGAGGAAAGTTTGGAACATTCATATATTATTGACGAAGTTCATGTTGATTATAAAGATGTTATTATCAAATTCATAATGCAAATGGAAGAATTCATGGAAAAAAATGAATTAACCGAAAATGAACAAAAACTAGGATATGCATTAATTGAAGTCTTCAGTAATTTTGAAAAAATATTTCAAGTTGGAGATGGTAACAAATTCAATAAGAACCTGATTCTATTGTCTTTACGTGAAATGACAGCGTTATCAACTAAAGAAATAAGAATATCGTTGAAAAAATTCAAAAAAGTTTATGAAAGTATCATGGTAGGGTTCATAAATTAAAAATATACCTATTTATAGATATGAGAGAAAGAAAAAACTTAATATCACTCGATACAGATTCAGCGTTAGCATTGATGCAGGAAATCTACAATGACATTGTAGAACAAAAAAATACCGCATCTATGATTACCAAGAAAATGTTGACCTTTATGAAGGACGCTGAGGATATGAGTGTTATTGGACCTGTCATTAAAGAACAACAAAAAATTCTAAATGATTGTACTGAAAAGAAAATATCATTAGTTAAACTTCAAAACGCCTTATTAAAACAAACCCAAGGAACTGGAAACAGTAATTCAGGTGGTAAACTTCAATTAACAGATGAGGATAGGAGTATATTAGCAAAACTAATGGATGAACCCGATGTGGAATCAAAAGAAGGTATATATAAAGTCTAATGGCGAATTTAAAAAAAACTAAAAGAAGGTTACAATCCAAAATTGAGGCTATTAAAAAAATTAATGATAAACCTCAAGAAAGTTTTGATGATGTTTCAGATAAATACCTCAATAATGTACCTGACATAAACAGCATTGTTGGTAAAAAAATTGATGCTCTTAACAAGAGGATAAACAAAAAGAAACAAAATTCAAAAGATATTTTTTCCGATATGCTCGATATTGTTGACCAATTTATGGGGTCGGAAAAAAATTCTAAAAACAATATAAAACAATCCGATAACAGTCCAAAACAAAAGATTAAGAAACACGCAATAACCGCAATGGAAACCACATTGAAATCGGCGAAAGAAATTGCAGTTAAAAATATATCCGAATCCCTTTTTATGGGTGAAGGTATTTGTGGAACTGAATCTGTTTTTTCGGGTGACACAATGACATTGAGACCAGAAGAGTTTGATTTATTAGACTCACTAACAATTGACCCAGAAAGTAGTTGCGGTAAGATAATATACGAACCCAAAAAACCCGATATTAACAAAGAAAAAGTTAATAGAAATCTTTATAATGCTTTTGCTGGAACACCATACACGTTTACTTCAAATAATGGTAAAGATTTGTTTACTGCAACATGGGATACCGGAAATCAAAGATTTAACATAACGGGACTAACACAAGGGTTACCCGGAGTTACAAAAGTTCAAGATTTTATATCTGATTATTATTCTTCAATGGAATTTCCAGACATAAATCATGTTATTAAAACCGCAATGCTACTCACAATACAAGGTGGGTCACAATGTGGAGATTCAAAGAAGTTTAATCTTTCATTAGATAAACTAATGAGATTACTTAAAAAATTAATGGCAATTTGTAACGCACCTCAAAATACAAATCAAGTAAATGCTATTGATATGTTTGATGAAACAGACGAAGATATTGAATTTTATTTTGATTTTGACGATGTGGAAGGTATTGATTTAGATGATGAAGATGCAAGATATCGTAGAGTTTTAAGATTTAAAGATTGTTACAATTTTGAGATACCAACCGACACTATACACATTGAGGATTTTATTTATTTAACAAAAAACAAAAACCCGAAACTTGCTGTTGATGAAATTTTAAATAAAGTAGCATTAGATGCCTCACAACAATCTGATACCGGATTGTCACTTCTTGATTTTTTAAATAATCTTTTAAATAATTTTATTTTAAGTTTACCAAAAGCATTAATGATAACAATATTATCGGGTAAACTGTTTTTACCGTTAGTTATTTTATATAAAATGTTTAAATCAATTATCGGTACTATTGATATAAAAGAATTAGCAAAGAAATTTTATAAAGCAATAACTAAAACAGTAAAAGAATTATTTTGGTTATTCATTAGAGAATTTTGGAAATTAGTAAAAAGTGATTTACTGGCGTTCGTTTCTAGATTAGTACAACAAATAATAAAAAATAAATACAAAAGATACCTTACAATTATTACCGCATTAATTTCATTACTTAAAAAGATATTGGAAGGGAGTATTGATAACTGTTATGAATTGTTTCAAACAGTTTTAAATACTTTAAATTCGTCGTTATCAATGAAAGTACCAATGAATGTACCTTCTATTTTGTTAACATTATCAGAGGGATTACCTGGATTTAGTCAAGACAGGGCATATATGAATATTATGGAAAGATTGGAAGCGTCGGGAATACCCACAGGACCTTTATACGGAGAATCAAACGATATTGGTAATTTGGTTAAATCTGTTATTGATGGACATACCGAAGAACACGATACAAATTCATTTATTAAAACAACAAATTCTCTACCAATTATATCAGGAAATGCAGGCGGGCCAATAGTAATTCCTCCGGGAATGCTTAATATTGTGGGTAAAAGTTTTTAATATGGAAAAAGATAAATTTTTAAGTATTATTAGTGACATAGAAAATAAATCAAATAAAGATTTATTAGACGTTGAAGTTCTATTATTTCAAGAATTTGAGAACGCAAAAAAAATTGCACTCGATTTAACAAAACATATGGATGCAATTGAGGAAATTTACATAAAGGTAACTAAGGAAATTGAAAAAAGGAAAGTATAATGCAATTAATTAAATTAGCCATATGTATTAATAATAATGACCCAAAAGGGTTAAATAGAATTAGGTATATTAATTATCCCGGTGATGTTGGTGCTAAGGAAAGTCATAGAAAATATGAGGATTGGGACGATAACGACCCGTTTGTTGCGGGACCGTTTCTACCAACCAATATTAATCATGTGCCTGAAATAAATCAAGCGGTTAGAATTATAAGATATAATACTGAAAAAACAACAGTAAACGCTGAATACATTGCCGGCCCCTTTAGTACAAATTATGATTTTCAATCTCAAACATTTTCACAACAAATTTCATCAACAACATACGGTCAGGCAACAAAACAAAAAAAGGATATATTAAATAAAGATGGTGAATTACCTCCTGATTCTAAAAGTGCGTTTGCAAAAAACAAACATTTTGGTATTGATGGAAAATATGGTTCTGATGTTATTTTTACCGATAATGGTGTAGTTCTAAGAGGCGGAAAATTATTAACTAAAGAAAGTGCAAACCAACAAGAAAGAAAGAAAATAGCTGATTTTCCAGTTGTGAGCCAAAAAGTGGCAAAACTCCAACTTAAAAAATTTCCACAGAAAAAAGTTCCAAAAAACGAAAAGACCAATAGAGAGGTATTTGAGAACGCAAATCTCAAATTTATTATAGAATATAGTGTTGATAGTATTAATAACCCAACCACGGTTAATTTTTATGTAAGACAGGTCACAACTCAATATGAATATCTTTTAAAATCAAATTCATTTACTGAGTTTACGGTAATACCTTTAGGTACAACAAGTCTTTTAAATATTGACGACACAACAACAACTCCAACATTTAGTAAAGATTTAACCCAAATAACTGATTTCACATCCTCATCAATTTCTGAAAAGATAAGCGATATTCGTTCTGAAATAACAACAAAATTATTGGAAATTCAATCAAAAGGATTAAAAGATATCATGCCAATTAAGGTTGAACAAAAATTTTCTAATCCAGAAAACGACTTGAAGGACATATACCCATTCTTTTTTAGACCGACTTCTGAATTTAGAAATAGAGTTACATCGAACAATACTGAGAAAACAAGAAAACAAAGTATTTTAAGTGGTGTTAAATTAAGTGGAATTGGTCCAATAGAATCGGGTTTAGTTTGGTCTCAAACACAATTTAGTGCCCCAAGTAATACTGTTACAGACGAAATTACAAAATTAAAAACAGACACAGGAACACGAGAACAAACATTTGGTAGTTTAGTGGGTGATAGATTGTATCTTTTATCCATGGATACAAATTTCACGGGAGTACCTATAGATTTTACAAAGTTAGATTCGTATGAATATACCCAAGAAGATTACCTAAACAAAATAGACCCAAATACATATGCATTAGTTAGAGGTGAGGTTTTATTGGAATTTTTAAGAGCGATGTACAATGTCTTAACTAGTCATGTTCACAATATAAACAAACCATACGCTCGTGGTGATTACGATGCTCATAACATAATGCAGGAATTATTTAACAAATTAGAAAATGACTTATTAAATAAATCGATTAGAACTAACTAATTCGATATTTATTAATAAAAAAGAATGTCATACTTCCGTTCATATTTTGAAAAAAACAATACAGTACTTAAAAAATCATATGTAAATACGGCTAAAAACCCCACTACGGAGATTTTTTACGGTTCTTTGTATTCTAAATTTATCTTCAAAGTTGATTTTACCAACTTACAAGATAAAATCGATAATGGTGACCTTGTTGTTGGTCCCGATACAAAACATTACCTAAAAATGAGTAATACTGTCATTGGTGACAGTAAATTAATCGGACAAAGTACCGGTTCAGGTAAAAATCGTGCATCATCTTTTGATTTAATAGTTTTTGAAATTCCCGAATATTGGGATGAAGGTGTTGGATTTGATTATGAATATAGTAATAACGACATTACAGGTAATAAAACCTACAATACGGATGCGTCAAATTGGTTCAATAGAACATCGATTAGTGGGTGGACAACAGAGGGTATCTATTCGGGTACTACAGTTGTTGGTACTATTCCTTTTGATAACGGTAATGAAAACATTAATTTGGACATTACAAATTATGTTAATGGTATTGTTTTATCAGGAAACACCGATTATGGTTTAGGTATTTCTTTCGATTACCCGTACTTAACCATGAGTCCAGATAACGACCAAGCGGTTTCGTTTTTCTCAAAGTACACACAGACATTTTTTGAACCGTTTGTTGAGACAATATTTGATGATAGAATATACGATAATAGAGAAAGTTTTATAGGGGAAAGACAAAATAATCTCTACCTATATGTTACCAAAGGAACAAATTATTACGACTTGGACGATTTACCAACTGTAGATATTCTAGATTCTTTACAAACACCAATAACAGGATTAACCGGACTAACAACAACAAAAATAAGAAAGGGAGTTTATAAAGTTAGTTTTGGTATTACTGGCGTATTATGTGACGGTAAAAGATTCTTTTATGATAAATGGAAGGGTTTAACAATTGACAATATAGATATCTCAGACGTTATCCAAAAATTTGTACCCAAACCATATACTGCAAACTATACAATCGGGTCAAACCCCACTAAAACTCAAAAATATATAATGCAGTTCTCAGGGATAAAACAAAATGAAAAGATTATTAGAGGTGAACTTAAAAAAATAGTTTTAAATCTAAAATCAATAGAACAACCAAGAACTGAATTATTTGATGAGGTTTCATATAGAATATTCGTTAAAGAAGGTAAAACCAATGTGATTGTTTATGATTGGACAAAAACTGATGTAACAAACGAAAACTCATTCTTCTTAGATACGTCTTATTTAATCCCAAGAGAATATTTCATGGAATTTAAGGCTAAAACATACACCGAAGAAATATTCTATGACGAATATGTAAAATTTGAAATTTTATCAGAAAAATAAATAATATGTCAAACGAAAATCAAAATGGATTTATGGATGTTTTTTTTAGTAAATTAAAAGAGCAATCTTTTACCATTTTAATTATGGTTGGTGTTATTTGGTATCAAGGTAGAATGATGGAAGAAAGGGTTGCATACTGGCAAAAATTATATGAAGAAAAAGAATCTTATATTGTAACAACAACCAAGGAGGATAAAACAATCCTATTAGAAAGAATAAAATATCTTCAAGACCAAAGAGACAAATACATTGAAGATGCAATAAATAAATTAAAAACCAAATAAAATAAACTATGGAAAACGAAGAAGTAAAAACAGGTGCCGAAATTTCGGTTGAATTAAATGATGAGATATCAACTCAAATAGGTAATGAAGAAGTAGGTGCAAGTGCCGACGCTTCATATGACATTAACTCTGAGTCTGAAATTAATGCTGAAGCCGGTATTGATGGAACAATGGTACACGCATCAATTGATGCAAGTGTAAGTGTTGAAGTGAGTGTTGAAGCGAATGCTGAGGCTCATGCAAATCAAGATTTAGGTGGGGGTATTAGTGTTGGGGCTGAAGTGGATGTACATACGGAAGCACATGCAAGTGCTGAGGTTACCGCCGAAGCACATACAGAAGCCGGATGGGATGGTTCTGATGCAAAAGTTGAGGTTGGTGCAAGTGTTGAAGCAAGAGTTGAAATTGAAGCGAGTGGAGAAGTTAATGGTGAAGTTGGTATCGACACACCAATTGGTGAAATAACGATTGAAGGTAATGCTGAAGGTCATGCTGGTGCGTATGCTGAGGCTCACGCAGGTGTTGAAGCGGAAGTATCTGTTGGAGAACATGGAGCATCTGTTTCTGGTGGTGCTATGGCGGGTGCTGGTGCGGGTGTTGAAGCGGGTGGAAGTGCCGGTGTTAATGGAAATGAAGTTAGTGGTGAAGTTGGTGTAAGTGTGGGTGTACAAGTGGGTGTTGAAGGTGAAGGACATGCAACTTATGATGATGGTACTGTAAGTGTCGGTATTTCAGGAGAATTAGCGGTATTAGTTGGTGTTGAAGCTGACGTTGATGTTGATGTAAACTTAAATCCAGTTATTGATTTAGGTGAATCAATTGCAAACGGAGAAGCGGAAAGATTAGCAAAAGAGGCATTTGAAGAATCTGAAAGATTATCAAAAGAAGCGGCGGAGGAATCACAAAAAGAAACTGAAAGACTTGCAAAATTAGCACAAGAGGAAACTGAAAGACTTGCTAGATTGGCTCAAGAAGAACTTGATAGACAAACAAGAGTGGCTCAGGAAGAATTAGAAAGACAAGCTAGATTGGCTCAAGAGGAATCTGAAAGACTTGCAAAATTAGCACAAGAAGAACTTGACAGACAAACAAAATTAGCACAAGAGGAAACTGAAAGATTAGCAAGAATTGCACAAGAAGAATTAGAAAGACAAGCAAGAGCAGCACAAGACGAACTTAATAGGCAAGCGAGAGCGGCACAAGATGAACTCGACAGACAAGCAAGAGCAGCACAAGATGAACTTGATAGAATTGGTCGAGAAGCTAAAAAATCCAAATGGAATCCAAAAAATTGGTTTTAAAAAAAAACATGAAATATGTATTATGGACGATAGGAATTGAAATGGTCTTATTCGTTGGTTATATTTTCTATAGAGCAATAAAAGAAATAAAAGAAGAGGAAAATGATACCTTTCCTTGGGATAGACTCAATTAGTATTTAAAAAGGTAAGATATTTATAATTATGAAAAATTTAGATAGTGTTATTAAAAAACACCTTAGTTCTTTGAAAGAAGAACAAATGACCGAAAACTATATGTTTTTTAGTAATTTAAAACAAATACATAGACAATGTGAAGTATTGTTAGAACTAGACCCATCGGTCGTGGAATCAATTTTAAAAGATGGTCATGATTGGGCTGACGACCATGTTACTGTGGCCAAAGAAAATATGGACCAAGTGTTTGATTTTTTAATGAATACAACCAAAGAATCAATTAATGAATCAAAATCAAATAAACTTTGTTCTCGTGGAATTTCCGCGGCGAAATCTAAATTTAAAGTTTACCCTTCGGCTTATGCAAATGGTTATGCGGTTCAAGTATGTAAAGGAAAAATAAAAGGATTGGACGGAAAGAAAAAATGTTCGGGCTCTTATTGCTCGGGTAAAAAATAATGGAAAAAGTAATCAAATGTCAACATTGTCCACATAAGTGGAATTTATCTAAAGGAGGTAAAGACCCATACGTGTGCCATAAATGTGGAGAAGATAATAGTGACAAATATATAAATGAAATACACATTAGTAAGGAAGATTTATTATACGTTAAGGAATCAATAGAAAGTGGTGAAGTGATAACTGAAGACCTTGCTAGATGGTTTAAAGAAAAATGGGTTGACGTATCAAAAAAAATTGATGGTAAACACCCCCCTTGTGGTAGAAAATCCGCTGACGGTGAGAAAGGTAGAAAAGGTTATCCAAAATGTAGACCACAAAAAAAAGTTTCTAAAGAAACACCTAAAACCGTTTCCTCGTACAGTAAAAAAGAAAAAAAATCAATGACCGCACAAAAAAGAAGAGCGGAAAAGAAAGACCCCAAACCCGGTAAAGGTAATAAACCAACATTTACAAGATATGACGAATCTATAAATGAATCATTCAAAGTATCACCAAGTGAGTATAGTAAAATTTTAAATACTGAAGATTTTTTATTAGTTGCACCATTAACACACAATGCATCTTGTAAGTATGGGTCAAACACAAAATGGTGTACAACAAAAAGAGATGACGATGATGACTTTTTTGACCACATCATATCTGGCGTTTTAGTTTACCTCATAATTAAAAATCCCGAATACCAAAATAAACTTAATTCAGGTAAATTTGGGTTATATAGAGCAAAGGGAAATGAAAGTAATGAATCTGGTTTAGTTTATACCGATTTAAACGAAGAGCATTCAATGAAATGGTTCAAAATGTTAATGAAAAGACATGATTTATCCGATTTACATAATCAAATAATGAATGCATACAATGAATATTATAATAAAGTTGACAATATGAACAAAGAACCACAAAATATATCTCTTAATATGAACGAGACGGTAGAAGTATCGTACCCAAGACTAACGTCTCTTAATGAGTCTAAAATCGATATTAGTGAAGGTTTAAAATACCATATCGTAACCAAAAAACCATTAATTGAAAATGTATACAAAATAGGTTCAGAAAGTTTTAATAACTTACTTGAGGAGTCTCGTGATTTATATATGAACGGTGATTTAGAACTTTCAGATGACGATTTATCATTCATAATGGAAAACGAATATGGACCAATTGAAAATACTAACTATACCGTTGGTGATATGTTAAATGAGGCGGAATACCAAGGACGTAAAGTTCAACTCGGTAAAATCATGCAAGGAGACATTAAGAAATTCAAAGTGTACGTTAAAAACGATAAAGGTAAAGTAGTTAAAGTGAATTTTGGTTTTGGTGGTAAATCAGCTAAAGGTAAAAGAATGGTTATTAAAAAAAATAACCCTAAAAGACGTAAATCATTTAGGGCTCGTATGAATTGTGATAGTCCGGGTCCACGTTGGAAACCTCGTTATTGGGCTTGTAGAACTTGGTAATTAGTAGTAAATTATATCAATACCACACTCACCCAACATACTTAAACTTCTTTTTTGGGATTCTTCCCACAATTCCTTATTTTTAGTTGTACATTCTCTTTTACAATAAACAGTTTTAATACCCGCATTGATTATACCTCTTGCACAATCACAACAAGGAAGTCCTGATGTTAAATATATTGTTGAGTTAACCAAAGGAGTACCTACCCTTGCGGCATTATAAATAGCGTTACGTTCCGCATGTTCAAACCAAAAATACTTTTCTGGTCTTTCCTGACGTTCAGGTTTTTTATCGTTTAGTCCTCTTGGAAACGAATTATACCCGGTAGATAATATTTCATTATCATTACCAACTATTACCGCACCAATTTGTGTGGATTCATCTTTAGATTTTAATTTTACTTGTTCGGCGATGTTAAGGAAATATTCTGTCCACTTCATATTAGTTTTTGATTTGAAATATAATGAATTCTATTATTACAGTAAAGTCCCATTCTTTGTGATTGACCTTTTTCTACTAATTTTCCCATCTCCACTAAGTGTACGTGGTCTCTAATATCAATACCAACCATAAATTTATTTTCCGGTTGTTTTTCATAAGTAATGGGTCGTATGTATTTACCCTCGTCATCCATACGAAGATGTTTGACAATTTCTTCTTTTGTTTGTTTACATTCGATGTCTCTACCATCTATTAAACCTTTTAATACATCTAATCTTAATTTATCATAATCGATAGGTTCTGATGATTTATTTATAATGTCAATATCCTTTTTAGTTGTTTTTGCCATGGCACAAATATATGTAAAATCCTTTAAAAACAAAAAAGGGGGACAATGTCCCCCCTTTTATTAGATATTTTAAGATTAAGATTATCTTAAAGTTTCGATACCAAATGTAGCCAAACCACTTACGTCAATTACACCGAAGTAACGGTTGTTAACCATTTTCTTAGCGTATCTTGTCATAATACCCTTAATTGGGGTAAAGTTGAATGGATTATACATTGTAGGTGTCAATTGTAACGGAACGTATGGTGCGTAGATATAACCAGCGTCTAACAATGATTTACCTTTGTGACCGATGATGATTTTACCTGCTGGTAAATAAGGGTCACGGTAAACTTGATAACGTCCAGCTAATGAACCGATTTTCTCGATACCCATGTTGTATGAATCAGCTTCAGGATTAGCAGATGATACGTGGAAGTACTCCAAGTCATCAAATACTGCAGAAACTTCAGAAGAAACAACAATCCAGTTAGCTCCACCTCTTAAAGTAGTTTTATGGATTTGTGCTGACAATTGGTTAACTTTAGTTACCAATGTTTGGTTCCAGTCTTTTTGAGTGTAACCTTGTAATGTAGCTCCACCTGTTCCACCGTATTTCCATTCGTTGTAATCCCATTTAGTTTTCCAAGCCGCACCTTTACGTAAGTCACGTAAAATTTCACGGTCAATTTCTGCTGCAACTTGCTCAGATAATAAAGCTGTTAATTCAGCTTCAGCATCGATGTTGTGGAATGCAGAAACGTCTTGAGCCAATTCAGGAGACCAGCTAGCTCTTAATTTTCTTTCAGTTACAGAAACTGTTACTGATTGTAAATCGAAAGATACTTCACCGATTTCTTCTTCAAACTCTAACGTATCATATAAACGATATGATGCAGTGAAATCAGTCTTAATAAGTGTAGAACCAGCTACTGTGTAATTTGTGAAACCTGAAGTTGGACTGTAAGCTTGTAAGTCAACCTCAACATAGATGAAACCATCTTGGTCACATACATCGTAGTATTGTGCAGTTGCTGAACCAGCTTTAACACCATACTCAACAAGTCCTTTACCGTATTTCTGTGTTACCACATGAAAAGGTAATGTTGCGAAACTTGAAGTATGACCACTAAGTTGGTTAGATGCAATGTTTAATGAAGCTAAAAATTCTTCAGTATCCATTTCGTTACCATTGATACCTTTTAATTTACCAGCACCAGCTGAAGTAAAACCTGAAAGTTTTACGATAACACTTGCTAATGATGTACCTGTTGCAATTGTAGCGTCAGCTCCAGCAACACCTGCACTAAATGCTGTGAATATTGCCGCTGGTGTTAATGATGTAGATGTGAATTTACCTTTTGAGTAATCGAACAATCCTTGGTCGTTAGCATCGCTTTCTTCGTAGAAACGGTCGTACAAGTTATTACCTGTGTAACCACTATTTGGGTCAGCTTGTGTACTTGGGTATCCGTAAGGAGAGAAGTGTGAATTATCGGCTTTTCTTTCTTGGATTTTAGGTACGAAGAAGAACAATTTACCGATAGGTAAGTTCATTGCTTGTACTGATACGATGTCATTCGCTAATAATTTAGAGAATACACGTCTGATGATAGGGAATACAACAGTTTCAAATGAACCTGATGCATCTGCTACAGCCGCTTCGTTTATCAAATATGACGCTTGGTTTTCGTATAACTGCGCGATATTATCTTTTTGATGTCCTCCAAGACCCTCTAGGAATCCTAGGTCATCCCATTTTCTAATGGTATCTTCTTTGATAACTCTAAGGTGTTTTAACCCAATGTTACCAACCATACCTGATTCTAATAATGCTCCCATTTTTTTTATTGTTTTTTTTAATTTTTGTTTATTATTTTATTTTTGACATCAAATCTTTCATTCTTTTGAACTGAGGATTTTCGTAAGCTTTTGACTCTGAAAGAACCTGAGTAGAACTTGTACTTGGTGCCGAAGTGATTTTATCAACCACCGATTCAGAAATTGGTTTTTTAGTTTCTAATTCGGATTTAATTGTACTATACAAATTTTTAGATTCTTTCAAGGTTGATATTGAATCGAATCTTTTTAGGATATTTAACTTTTCTTGTCTGGTTGTTGATGATTCCGTAAACAAACGAGTAGCGTATGCTAAATTAGCGTTGAATACAGCAACTTCGTTTAACTTATCTTTGAATAGAACAAGAGCTTTCTTGTATTCTCCGTTTTGTTTTCTAAGTTTACTAACTTCTTCGTTAATTTCATCACGTTTATTTCCCGCCATGTATTTGGTTTTGCTTTTGATTCCAGCATGGTAACCGTTACCTATTGTACGTGCCGATTCTCCCATTTCTTCCTCTTTAGCTTCTTCATCATTTGAGTCATCCTCATCAAGTTCGATTTCGTAAACGACTTCTTCGTTATCATCATCTGAAAATTCTTCTGAAATTTCTTCGTCACTCATTTCGTTACCCATTTCGTCAATTGTTTCATCACCCATTTCGTAACCCATTTCGTCAATCATTTCATCGCCCATTTCATCATCTAACTTAATGATGTATTCGTCATCACCATCTGAAAATTCGATGTCGTCACCGTCTTTCTTAACAATGATACCATCTTCAGGTTTCATAGCTTTAAATACTTTTAAAACTTCGTCATCACCTGCGTTTGACATATCAACAACGTCATCATCTTCATTATTGTCATCTGAAAAATCATCACCAAAATCTCCCATGTTATTCATGGTGTCAAAATCGGTTTCGTCAGAATCCAAAGAATCGATGTCTTTAGCTGGTTCGTCATTCGATGTATCATCGTCAGAATCATCTGACTCATCGTTATCAAGACCGTCTTCATCTCCAGTAGCAACTGGTAAATCGTCTGTTGTCTCTTCATCAGAATCGGGTTGTTCATCAACCTTCTCCTCTTCTTCAATTGATTCTTTTAGCAAATCGTTTAGTTCTTGTTTCATGGTTGAAGCAAGTATACCTTTTGCATTCGCTTTTACTGCCTCTTCAAGAGTTTGCACTTGAAGTAACGCTTGTTCTAAAATTGATTTTTCGTTCATTTTGAAAATTTATTTTATTATAAATATTAGGTAAATAGAAAAAAATACACTTTATAGTGTTATAATCTGAAAAAAAATGATTATTTACTAAGGAATGAGTCTAATTTTGTCATTAGATTCTTCATTTTATCCATATCTTTAGGTTGGTCTTGAATAGATTCTTGATATTGTTCTCTATCCTTCAAGTCACTAAATATGTAGGCTCCGGGGGTTGATGGAGATGAAACCAAATCAAAACATACAATCTCGTAATCTTCTTGTACGATATTTTGTCCTTTGACATTTTTTAATGAACCAACACCTCTTGATGATATACCAAGAGTAGCACCATTCATCAATAACATTGCCGCTTGGTCACCTTTGGTACTGACAATACCCATTTTTTTCCAACCTGGAGATGTAAATAGTTTTATCTTACCCATCAACATTTCACCATCCCACCATGTTTCAAGGATTGAATGTGAGACTCTATCTAAATCTATAAGTGATGATGTGGGGTGATTTAATTCATTAAGAGCACTACCTTTCTTAATAAGAGTTTGATATTTTTCATTCTCTCTTTTTAAGATAGCTTCCGGATAAATTCTACCGTTTTTATTTGGGGTATTATATTTTTGCAAAACAGCAAAAAGAATTAAATCCTGAGAGAAATCTAAATCTTTCATCTCGGATATAATCTTTTGATTATCTTTTGGGGATATGTAACCGGCATCGTATTCTATTAAAATACCTTTTCCGGTCTCGTTAGGTCCTAATACTTTCATCTAACTTTTTTATAATAAATACCCCGAAACCTTAATTAATTCTTCTTTTCGAAGAAATTAAATAAAGTTTTCTCAACAAGAGCGGTATCTATTACATTTTTTGATAGATTTAATATTGTTTCTTTTACTTCGTTTGACCTAATATCAAATTGCTTGGTGACATATAATGTTATCTCCAAGTCCATAAATGACCTTTTATCGGATTTTATTCCGTTGGTTTTTATATCTAAATCAACTATTGATTCTGGTTTAAAAAATTCAGAATTTAAGTTATAGATGTTTTCTTTTATTTGTCTTCTTGTCTTTGAAATTATTTTATCAAAGTTACAACTCTCCTCTAACGGTTGTGTCCACGAATTTAATTGGACATAGATTGTTTTTAAATTTTTAAAATCGACCGTACCGTATCCCAATTTAACATTGTTGTGGACACCAATCGTTATAAATTTCCCTTTTTTCATTTGCTGTTTTCATACTTACATAATTTATGGTGTATTTAAAATATACACAATTAACTTAGAAAATCAAAATAATTTTCTTATCTTTAAAAAAAATATGATAATAATAGACGTAATCAAAGAAAAAAACCTTGAATCTGCACTTAAAAAGTACAAATACAAGGTTCAAAAGACTAAACAAACTGAAAAATTAAGAGAACGTCAATCGTTTACTAAACCTTCAGTTGTTAGAAGAAGTCAAAAATTAAAAGCGGTTTATAAACAACAATTAATCGACCAAGAATTAATTAACTAATAAGACCTTTTTTTAGTTCGGTCATTTTAAAATAATTGTATTTGGTTAATTCAGATTCGTTTAAATCCTCTTTTACTTTATTTAATTTTTCATCCATTATACTATCCGTAGATTCTTTCAATATAGATTCTATTTTCTGATTAATTTCAGATTTAATTTTTTGCGTTTCGGTTTCTAATTCCGATTCTGTCATTGAAACAATTTTTGTAAACGTTTCTTTTTGCTCGTCATTTAAAAAATCTGTAAATTTAGTATTAAAGTTACCCACCAATACTGTGTTTAATAAAGTGTGGTTTTCAAATTGAACAGTTGGTTCTTCTTCTTTCTTAACAGATTTTTTTGTTGTTAGAAATTTAATAAAATTTTCTCTTGCATTAATCTTCTTAGAAATATTGTGAATATTATTGTCTTCTGACAATACATCTAAAAATTCATATACTTCATTACTCTCTGATACCACATCTTTTAATGATTTACCCATGTCCTTTAAATCGGAAGATAGAGTTTTCATTTTTTCAATAAAGTGAGGTTCTAAAGTTTCAACGTATAATTTTGCGGCATCTTTATTTGGGAAGTACATACTTTCCATTTCTTCATAGAAATTATGCATCTCAACCAAATTTTTGTTTGATTTTAATTTTTTAATTAGGTCTTTTAACTCATTTTTATTTCCTGAGTTATAAGATTCAGTTAACTTAGTTAACAGTTTTGATTTTATTTCACCGAAGTTTGACATCTTTTTATTGATTTAATATATCTTTTAATTTATTTTCTATTTCATAAATATTCTGTTGTGCTTTATCGTAATCAAATAAATCATTTAATTTATTATCATCACCCAATAAACTTAGAATATTGTTCTTTTTTGTTTCATTTTCACTCAATGGTACTTCACCTCCCGATGGTGGCGGCGGTGGTGCTCCACCCATATCACCACCCATATCACCACCCATTACTCCTCCTTCAGGTGTTTCACCTCCCTGAGTTCTTTCACTTTCGGGTACACCGTATTTACTATCCACATCATCAAATACACCAGAACGCTTAATTACATTTTGAGTATTTGTTAACTCAAATCCAATTGCTCTTTCAAGTCTTTGTTGTTGTAAATCTAACATAACTTCAGAATCACTCATACCAAGGATATTTTTCTTAGCCCAAGTATGTGACACCGGAAGAATACCAACTTGAGATTGGTCTGATGTTGCGTCCTTATATAATTGTACTTTTTCTTTCCATTGTTCAATTCTTAATAAATCAGATTGAGCCGATGGATTAGTTAACGACAATGAAAAATTATTTAATTCATCTTCCAAACCAAGAAGGTAAAGGTGAATTAATGCAATTTTATTTAATTCTTGAACTAACGATTTTTGAATACGGTTAATTGTTCTAGCAAAACGAATATCCATTAATGCTAAAGTCTTACCATCACCAACAACTTCCTCAAAACCTAAAAACGCTTTAGGGATACGAAGTGCTGCTAACATTTTCTTTTGAATATATTCAATATCTGCTATTTCACCTAAGTTCTGTGCTCCCGGTAATGTTTCAATTGGACTGGTTTGTGCCGCATCACGAACAGGAATAAAGAAATCTTGGTCTACCGCCATCTGATTGTATCTCATATCCACCTGTCCATTTCTTGAATCAACTACTTGGTCTCTTTTAAATTTATTTGCCACACGTTGTACGTAAGCTTCGATATCTTTATCGTCCATGTTACCAACGAACACTTTAAACACACGTCTTTCGGGTGCTCTCGTTGTTCTATAAATTAACATCGCATCTTCAGCAAGAAGTAATTGTTTCCAAATTCTTCTAATCTTATCCAACATAGATGTACCGTAAGGTAATTTTCTATCATCACCCAATAATCTAAAATGAGCGATTTCCCAAGCTTGAAATTCAATATCTTTATTTTTCCAATTAAATCTTAATTCTCGTGATGGTAGGTTCATTGAACTTTGTTGACCCGGTGTTTTTGATTCTTTTCCTTCAAGTCTTTCAACCTCAACATTTGGTAATTGTTGACATCCAACAATACCCTTTTCTGGGTCTATCTTTAAATAAACAAAATCATCACCATACTTACACATACCTCTTGTCCACATCTGTAAATTAGTATTCAAGTCTAATCTATTTTTAAATAAATCTTCTAAAATTTCTTTAACTCTTGTTGACTCCGAAAATATAGTAATAAGTTCACCTTTTTCAGATAAAGTTGTTGATTCCTCAGCGTAAATGTCAAGTGCGGCAGATATCTCAGGAGTAAACTCCATAGATTCATAATCATAATATGCGGATATTCTTGTTGGTTCGTAATAAACCGATTGGTTATATAGAGATTGGTCTAATTTAGTCCATTTGTCTGCAATATAATTTGACTGTTGTAATTGTAATAAACTTTTTTCGTATTCTTCTCTACTACTTGTTTTTAATATTTCGTCTTTATTGAAATTATAGGACGGAGCGTCTTCAGGTTTCACCTTATTTGGGTAACCAAACATTTGTGTGAGTCTCTGAAATACTGTTTTATTATCTGTTGTAGCCATGTATATAAATAGTTTTGATTTAGAATATAAGTATTTTAATTGTCATAATAAAGGATTATCGTTTTTTACCAAACAACCATGAATATTCTTTATATTGTTCCTTTGTTGCCGTACCTTGTTGAGGGAACGCCGGATTATTATCCATACCCATAGAACCAATTTGGTCAAAAGCGGTACCATATGAATAAAATGATTTGTTTGGTTCGTATGTTCTTTCGGTAACTGTCCATGATTCTAACATTGCTTTATTAGCCGAATCACTTCTTTGTAATTGATTAAAACACATATCTCCGGCGTATAGTGCCATAGATAAACTCATTATTGAGTCATCATGAGCTCCTTTCATATGGTCGGGTCTACCATTCATATAAACAAAGGTGTTCAATTCATTTAATAAACGACTTGACCTTACTAAGAAACCTTTTCTAAGTTGTTCCTCAAATGCTGCAACGATTTGTGTTCTTTTATTGTTAAAATTCAATCCCGGAATTTTCTCCATGGCTTTTGAATTGTATTCCCATATATTTTTAGTGTTAACCCCATCAATATAAAGATTCTTGTAATTTAATTCTTGTAATTTCCTTGATGTTGCAACACCCATACCTCCGGTGATATCAATTACAATAAATGCGTCATATAGGATTCCCCATTTATAAGCAACGGATGCTAAATCATCAGGTGGTATTTTACCAATATATTCAGCAACTTGTTCTCTTTCATCGAAATCAACTATATTAATTGAAGAAAAATCCTCACTATCCCCTCTACTCACATCCACTCCCATAATATATCTATGTCCTTGAACAGGTTCTTTCCAATGCCAGAATGTACCCTGCATGTATTTTTCTTTTGGTACACGAATCATATTCTTTGCAATATTTTCCTGTATTTCACCCGGAATAACACCATCCCCTGAACCTAAAAAGTCACACTCTAATTCTTGTGCAATTTTTCTTCTATCATATTTGAATTTTTTAGACATGGATTCAAACCATGATGAAAAGGGTTTATATCCCAATTCATGTAGTTCCACATATTTTTCAAGGTCAAAGTCATGTAGAACAACATCATCATCATTGTATTGTTCTCTATTTAACATATAATGAACGATATCACTACATTTAACCCATCTTAGGTCTTTAGTGTAACGAGGGTCTTTAAACCACCTTAAATCCGTTATATGAAAATCATTCATACCTCGAATTGCTTGGTCATATACACCATAATAAATTGGGTCATAACCATTAGGTGTTGAAATAAGAATAATCTTACCACCCGTTGATAGGGATGCCATAGATGCCGCCCAAAAATCATCACCAGCTTCAATGTATGCGGCCTCGTCAAATACTAAGATAGTTGGGGTGTAACCACGTAACGCATCCGCAGATGTTGCAACGGCTTTAACCTCACATCCATTATTTAATCTAAATCTACTTTCTGAGTTTTTATCGGGGGAGAACCCAACATTAATCCAATCCGGCCATTGGTCTAAGAAATGTCTAACTTTATTAGCCATCTCAATAGCGGTATCTCTTTTGTTTGCAATAATCAAAACCCTTTCAGGTTCATCATGTTTTGCTGTTTGTAATTTTTTTGATATCCATGCAGCAGTTACGGTAGAAACACCGGCCTGTCTGTATTTTCTTGTGATATTTTCGTTGTATGTTTCATAGTCCTTTATTAGTTGAATTTGGTCATCAAAAAGTTCTAAAGGAACATATTTCTTTTGTGTATTATCATAAGTCGTCAAATATGTCTTTAATGCATATGGAGCGTCTTTCATAATACGAGCATACTCTTTTAATTGCTCTATTTTACTATTCATATATATAAATATAAAAAAAGGGG